CCAGCGAACGGTGCCATAGCATCAACAAGTTGCAATGCCATCTGACGCTTAAATGACTCGTTATGTGGCTGGGTTGAACCTGCCGCTACTTCAAAGTCAAAGTCACCTTGCAGATAGTCACGGTCAAAGTTTACCCACAATGGTTCACCGTCACGACCCATAACACGGGCAACTTGTTCGCCTTGCATAAATTGTTGTGCTAGTTGTAGCATGCGGCGACCAACCTCGGCAATGGCTTGTTCAACGACAGCCAATTTATCTGAGGTTCGGGCATTAGCCGCATCTTGCATCAACGATGATTCTGTTGCGGTACGGCGAATCTCTGATACCGCACCACGCTGGAACTCTGACACACCAGAAATACGGTCAATGTCACCAATAATCATGTTGGACTGGTTATAGAACTCTGGCGGGTTAATAACAGCAGGGAAGGCTGTAACAACATTACCGATAGGTTCATCGCTGGAAACAGGTACCATCACATTGTCGTCATCCGACTCCAATGCTGAACGACCCAACTGGTCAAACGCCGATTCCTTGTATAGATATTTGCGACTGAACTTTTTGCGATGGTTCATCATCTGTGAACGAGTTTCGTTCAATTCTAGTTGCAATGGTTCAATGGATTCCAAATCACCAATAGGATAGAAATGGTCTGGAACATCATAGTTCCGAATCATAACAAACGGCTGACCAAAAGCATAAGGCATCTTCATAGGCTTAACCAAGAACATGTCCGAACCTTCACAAAACACACTCATGCTATTGCTGGAAATATCATAGTATTCCCAAATCTCTGCATAGCCTTCGTTCTTATCATATACCTTTCGGCGACTAGGGTCGTCCGCATAACGACTAACAGCCATAGGTGTAACATCAAGTCGTGCAGCCTTAGAGTAACGCTTATCGTTACGAACATCAGCAATAGGGCGGCGGATACGCTGCGCTATCCACTTAATGTCTTTCATTGATGTTGCATCAGGGTCCACAAAAACATCGTTAACAGAGACACGCTCAGCAAAAGGGCTGTCCTCACGAACAATCGTAGTCGGATGTCCGATGCCATTAAGGTTCGCTTCCGAAATCTCTGACTCACCCTCAACCTCTTCTTCAACAAAACGATAACCGACTTTAATCCAACCATGACCAAAAGCCAACATGTCCTTTACAGCACGGCGGAACTCTGAACGAATATCCTTATGTCTCCACCAATAGTTCACAACTGCTTCAGCAATAACAGCCTGAGGAGCAAACTCTGCACTAGTCGCATTAACCGTAATCTTAGGGTAGTTAACAGAAATACTAGGGGAAATAACATTAACGGTAGAAAACGCAATATTAACAAGCATCTGGTCTTCATTCTTGTAGTCATCAAAATGTTTACCCCGATACAGGTCATTCATGCGTTTCCAAAGACCATCATAACCGTCTTGTTTGCGCCACTTCTTTGATGCTTCCAAACGCATCTTAGCGTGCTTCAAATAGTCTGCACTAGATTTCTTAGCCATTATTCTGCGTCCTTCTGTCCGTCATGCCAACCAATATGCTCATCTAATTTTGTGCCAATTCTATCAACTTTAGTGCCAATCATCTTCAACAAGATTCTACCCTCAGAGTGTTGCTCAGTATTTTCTTTACGCAACTTTTGTAGAACCACAACAACAGGTCCCATAATGATTGCAACAATTATTGGGACCCATACGGATGAAAGCATGACTCATTACATCCAGTTCGTAACTGGTTCTGCGTTGTAACCGTTAATTTTAGCCTGTTCCACAGTTTGACGCTGACGCTCAGCAATAGTAGGACCATGAAAATCTTCTTGACCATAGGTAAAACCCAATCTGACGGTACGAACATGGCAGGCAAAACAAATCTCGCCACGGCGTGGCAACTCATCAGCCGAGAACTCACGCTGACACTGGGTGCAAGTAAAATGAAGCATCATAAATACAGAAATCGTTCCCTAAAAGTTAGAAAGGAGTCCGTTCACGCACATTATGTGCACCCATAAAGGTTTTTTCTGGACCTTTTGGACCAAACATGTGCTGCTCCCACCACAATAGGCTATTTGTAGGGGGTGCAAAGTCCTGCCGATACTCAGGCAACCACACATATTTCAACATTTGTACAGCAATAGCCAAAGAAACCACCCTGTCATCATGTGGGCTACCAGCCATCTTACCATTTTCCTTACGGACAAAGGTCCGCAACTCGGCAATAGTCAAACGGTCATACACCTCAACGCTAGCATCACGCAAAGCAGCGTTCAACTCGTCAATCATCAACGGCTTTGAAGTTGCCGTAGTACGCCAACCCAAAATATCCGTAGCCTCAGGACGAACCCTAGCCAACTTACGCTGCCTATACAAGTTCTTGTAACCATACTTCTGTGCAGCCTTAAGGGTTGTTAAACCATGGTTGTTGTTTTCAACACCCAACAACGCATTGTTGTACCACCAACCCAATTCAGCCATCAATTCACCAAACAAATCTGGCTCTATTCGTCCATGCCAATGAGCACAAACAATACCAGTTGTAGCATCAATAATATGAGCAGAACTATAGTCACCATAACTAAGCCCTTCAGCGACATCCGCCCCAATCACATAAACACCCTCGCTCCTAGGGAAATCCCAAATAGCCAACTCACCATCCTCAGCATAATGGAACTCACCATTACCCATAGAATACAAATGATAATAGCCATTATCCGAATCAACTGTTACCATGTCATCCAACATTTGAATATCAAACACAGGATTACCAGACTTAATAAAAGCCTCTTCTGGGAAAGATGGGTATTCTTGATGTAACTGCCAAGGGTGCATGTTTGCAGCCTTGGAGGCATACCATTCTTCTCCACGCTCACCATCAGCAGACCAAGGAAAGAACACTCCTTTGAACTTGTTGGTTCCTGTTTGGGAACCAACCCATAACTGGTGATAAAAGTTACCAGAACCATTAGCAGTGGACAAACCAATCACTCGTCCGCCGACATCGGCTACAGGCTCAATAGATGCCCACGCTTCCTCAGCATTAGGCAAAAACGCCCACTCGTCCACAATAACCAAATACACCGATTCACCACGAGCAGGGTCATTGCTAGAAGGCAATGACTCAATACTAGATTCGTTACTAAAAACCATTTTAAGTTGATGCTCAGTTGTTTGTGATGGTCCTCGTTCTTTCATCCATTGCGGCATAAAACGATAACCGTACTTAGCCTTAGCCAACAACTTAACAGACTCACGCTCCGTGCGTGACAACATAACAATAAAACGGTCTTGCCAAAAAAACGCTAACCAAAACGCATAAGCAGCAACCAAAGTACTAAAGCCAATCTGACGGGCTTTCAACACAATACTATAGCGTTCTTCCAACCAAACGGAAACAGTTTCTAACTGTGCTTCACGCAACTCAAACTTAACTCGTCCACGCTCAGGATGTTTAATGAACCAAAAGTTTGAACAAAAATATGCAAACGCTTCCAATAATTCTTCTGTCGTGGCACCTTCAGGTCCACGACATTTGCGGAACTCTTGTTCGTTTAATAGTTCTCTTAATTCCATTTCGGTTCTCCGCCCCAAGGACCCCATCCATCACCGTAGCGGTTATCAGCATAATCATAAATAGCCATCATAGCCCTACCACTAATAACAGGATTATATAAGTCTTTACATTTTGTTAATACACCAGCATCTTGAAGAAAACCCTTTTTGGTGTATTTGTTTGGTTTGCACCAAAACTTGTTAATTTGAAATAGCCCAATAGAACCACCCATAGGGTCATCACGATTAATCACCGATGCGTTGCATCGGGATTCACGCCACATAATATAATCCACCTGATACATCATGTCCTTGCTATCAGAAACCATCTCTATAATAGAATAATGGTTCCAACACCTAATGGTGGGATATTGTTTAGCGTGGACAAAAGAGGGCGAAGCCAACAAATATAAAGCAGTAGCCAATAGAATTATTTTCTTCATATTACCATCCTAAATGACCGTAGTCATTAATCGGGGATATTACTTGAACAAAGCCTTAAATGCTTCGTGGACCTTCTTAGGGTCATCTGCGAACTCTGGACTGAGTTCTAGGTGATACCAGTCACCATTGGGAGCACCACCAAGGGTTGCCTTGGTGTATTTGCTCCAACCTTTGCGAGTGCACTTGTAGCCTCGCCCATGTGGCTTAGGGAAATAATCCAACACCAGTTCTACGCCTAGAGAGTCAGCGTTGGCGACAATCATTTCAATAACCTTGTTGGCTTCTTGACGAGATTTGCCACGCCAACTTAAGTCCATAGCCCGACCCGTTGAGTGCACACTTAGGTATTGGGGTTTTCCTTTAATTGAACGAACACCCCATGTGCCATTATTCCAAAGGTTGCCTTTAGATAGTAGTGCCACATGTTTCACAAAGGCTTCTGTGCCTTTGCGTTTACCTTTTGATATGCCGTCCGACACACCAGTATATTTCAAACTAGGTCGTCCTCGCTAGGGATTTCGCTAAACAACGCTTCATCAGTTTTACGGTTCTCTGCTCGTTGGGCGTATTCGCCCAACCCCAACGCAGATAACACAAAAGCGACAACGGTTTCAGTTGGTACATCTGGTACCAGAAAAGAAGCGACTAACGCAACAGCAGATGAAACAAACGCTGCCACACGGACAGGGTTGTTATAAACGAATGCTTTAATCTTTTCCATACTATAGGGTTATTGTTCCCTAGTGATATATTAGTCTATTTGTGGGATTGGAATCCAAGACAGTGATTCTTCATCCCAATAAAAATCGCCTTCTGGTTTTGGAACTGGAGGTTGCCAATCATTATTTTCATCAAGCATCCATGAAGGAAATGGTTGTATTGCTACAAATTGGTCTTTTACAGAATCATATGTTCCGCCAACCACACAATATTGTTTACGAATTGAACCATCAAGTTTTGTTTCAATCCAATTACCACCAAAGTTTTCAACAATCCAATCAACATTAAGTTCATCGTCAATAACTATAACATCAACAACATTGTTTAATTCATCTATTTTTGCATAGTAACCCATTACGAAATCACCAAGTTTCCACCCGCCGTAAATGTTCTTACAGTATCAGCACCAACAGTTGTTACAGTGCCTCCAGAAATTGTGTATCCAGCAGCAGACGCTGTAGGATACCTAACAACAACAATTCCTTGAAACCCAGCACCACCAGTTCCAGTTCCGTTACCACCACCGCCACCACCGCCATAGTTATTTGCCGCCGAACCGCCGCCAACATTGAACTGCAATCCGTTACCGCCACCAAAAACACCAAGTCCTGTTCCACCAACAATGCTTGTTTGGTTTTGCACAGAGCCACCGCCACCGCCAGCAAACTGTTCGTTGCTTCCAGTTCGCAAACTAGTATTTATTCCAGCACCACCATTTCCTGGGGCTGATGGGTTTCCTCCCACACCATTTCCACCAACAGCAGATGCACCACCACCACCAGCACCAGCAGAACTTCCTGTTCCTCCAGCAAATCCGTTACCAGATGTTCCACCAGTTTGTGTACCAGAACCACCACCACCACCAGAACGAGATACAGCATTTATAGATGAAGTTCCACCAGTTCCACCACTTGCAGCATTGCTTCCAGCACCACCAGCACCTTGACCACCAACTGCCACTGCATATGTTCCAGCGGTAAATGTTGAAGATGTTTCTATAGCACCGCCACCACCGCCACCGCCTCCAGCGTTAGGGAATGAAGACCCTGCTCCACCTCCACCACCAGCAACAACAAGAATTGTAGCAGAAATAGGATTACGCAAAGTAGTAAATGATGTTGCCGAAGAAGATGGACCAGCACCAATAATGTTTACAGCACGCAAAAATACGCTATAAGCAGTATTTGCAGTAAGACCACTAATAACTACGGGACTTGTTGTATCTACAGGACTAAAAGCAGTCCAAGATGAACCATTAAATGAATATTCATAATTCGTAATAGGAGAACCACCATCGTTGGTTGGTGCCGTAAACGAAATAGAAACACTTGTCTGGCTTGGAACATTACTTAAAGATGTTGGAGCCGTAACAGGTGCTGAAGCGTATGAATTGGGTACTGCAAATATTTGCATGACTATGCCGCCGTATTGCCGACAAGCACCCATTCATCAGTACCAATTTTTAACAAAGTTGCTGCTGAGTAAATACCATTCAACTTCAACTTAGAACCCTGTGAACGAAGAGTCACACCAACACCAGCAGCAACAGTAACCTGACCAGCACCAGTTTGAACTAAGTTAACCTGTGAACCAATAGGGAAAGCAACAGAACTATTAGGAGGAACCGTCAAAGTAATCCCACTGGCATTACTCAAAGTAATAACCTTGGAATCATCAACAAGCAACAAAGTGTAAGATACACCAGTTTGAGCGTTAAGGGTTAAAGCCTTAGATACTTTTCCAGCGTCACTGGTTTCAACAGCATCAAGTAGCGTTTTTACCGCAGAAAAGTTAGAGTTAACCTCGGTTGCAACAGCAGGTGTGCCGTTAACAAAAGTGTTTGGAATAGTTAGTGGCATATATTATATATCCTTTGTTCCCTAGCCCCAGTAAGCGGTAGGTGCGCTATTGACCCAAGCCGTACCATTATAACGAAGAACCTGATTAGTGGCTGGAGTAGTAATAGTCACATCAGATAAAGCATTGATAGAAGAACCACCAACCACAAACTCAATCAAATCAGCCAAAGAAATCTTTTTGGTAGTAGTGGCACTAGTATCCACAATAGGCAAAACATCAGTTGAGGCAGCACCAATAGAGGTCAATGCCGTCAACTGAGAAATCTTAAGGTCAGCCATTATCCATTACCTACTTCCAACAACATAAAAGACCCGTCCTCTAATAGCAAATCGTTCCCTGACTCATCTTCTAGGTTTGAAACCACGAAATCTGGGTCAGACCAAAAATTGTTTGCCAAATCACCCAAAGTAGTACCAACAGCACCCTGAGAAACATAATAGTCAAACTGCAAAGCACCACGAAACCCTAAACCCACATTAGACCAATGAGCATACAACAAGTCACCCAAAGTATCACCAGCCGTAGGATACATAGCCTTTAAAGCGACATACATAGCATCATTCGTTGTTGTCATCGCTAGCCTTCACTGTTCTGGTTTCCAAACGGAAACGCTGTTCTGATGCCGCATTAGCGGCAATCAACTCAGCCAACTCTATATCAGACAACTCACTCGCTTTGCCACTATGCTCAACCTGAAGTTGAACGGGAGCCAAACGACCAGTAGCCTGCAAATACAGTTTAGCCGAATTGTTATCCCCCTCAAGAGCACGCTGGAATAGATTGTCCAGCAACTGTTGTGTTCTTTCGGGTGATTGTTGTTGTTCATTAATTCTTCGTTCCCACTCCTGTTTGAAGATGGGTTTCTTTTTCCATCGTCTCAGTGTGGTTTCGTCCACGCCTTCTGCTATGGCATATTGGTTTTGGCTGGATGGCACCCTGCCATTAGCAGGTGTGCACAGCCAGTTTAGAAACTTTTCTTGCCTAGGGTCTAAGGAGTTTTCCGACATTCTAAGATAAGCGACTTGTTCCCTAGAATGTTACAGTTGTGTTAAATCTTTGTTACAGTTATGTTACAATTCTAGGTAGATTCATGCTGGTATTGGGTTTCCTGAAAACTTGTATTCAACTTGTATAGGGAACAGCATGTTTTTAGTATAGGGGGGTAGGGGGGACACAACCTAGTGGTTGCGTCCCACGAACGCCAGTGTAGTGGGGCGTTAACTGACAATACTATTCTAAAATAGAATACACAAGTAACCATGTTTAGCGTGGACAGAAATGAGGGGTAATGAGAACATTCGGTATTATTGTAGGGACAGCGGTTTTAACCTTCGGTGGAATAGCCCTGTTTCTTAGAGCAGTGTTTGCTGCTTTGGATAGCATTGATTATGATTGGGAAGAATATGAACCTAAGCCTTAGTGAGCAGGACCGTGTTTTGTTGCGTTTGTTGCGTAAACCAAAACCCAAAAAGTAATGGGTTACACTAAACCAGATTTACGGAAACGAATCGTGTCAGCCGTTAAGGCTGGTACCGCTGGTGGCAAGGCTGGACAGTGGTCAGCCCGTAAAGCCCAAATCGTAGCGCAACGCTACGAAAAGGCTGGTGGAGGTTACACTGGCACAAAAACCAAGGCTCAGTCCAATCTGAGTAAATGGACCAAAGAGAAATGGACTACATCAGATGGAAAACCTGCTATTAGAAAGAGCGGTACGACACGATACCTACCTGAAAAGGCATGGGATAAACTTACGCCGAAACAGAAGCAGGCAACAAATAGCAAGAAACTACAAGCGTCTAAAAAAGGTAAACAGTTTGTGGCGAACACACCAGCAGCACGACAGGCTGGAAAGAAAGCAAGGACAGCATAATGGCAACATCCAAGCGTGACCCACGACTAGCACGAGCAGGTGTCTCAGGATACAACAAACCCAAGAGAACCCCGTCACATCCAACTAAGTCACATATTGTGGTAGCCCGTAGCGGTGGACAAGTCAAAACCATCAGGTTCGGTCAGCAAGGTGTTAAAACCAATCAGACCGCTGGACAACGCAAAGCGTTCAAGTCCCGTCATTCATCCAATATTGCTCGTGGACCATTGTCCGCTGCCTATTGGGCAGATAAAGTGAAATGGTCACCATCAAAAACTGCTCAACCACGCAACCAGAAATGGGTTAAAGGCTCTTAATCCCCCATAACTTATAACCTATGTTATGTTCAACCACCCCCTAACGGGGGTGGTTTTGTTATATACAACACTATATGAAATAAGGGTCCCAAACATTTAGACCCCACCCCCATGTGACCAAGGTCATAGCATGGACAAGCCGTATAAATAGGTAGTAGCAATACCCCTCTGTCCCTAAGGTCATAGAGTACCAGAGACGAGTGACGGCGTACCCCCCCTATGCGCCCCCCTCCGTCCGCATTAGCCAACCGAAACCCTTATGTACACGGGTCCGCCCATCCGTATTGCCCCAACTTTTTCCAGTTTGATGCCTTATATGCGTGCGGGCGGGTCCTTACGGAGCAGACTGTTTTGGTGTGATTCTATATACGGGGGCGGGCGTGTGCGTCAAAGAGGGAATGGCAACTGTTCGGTGATGCTACACAGTGATTCACACATGCTTGTGTGGGTGGGTGTTAGCGTCAAAGAATGGATTGTGTCGTTCGGTGTTGCCGAGCGATGCGATGTTCACACCTGCGTTGGTGGGTGTGAGCGTCAAAGAGGGAAAGTGTGGTGGTTGCGACATGGTGTTGCGACATTAGATGTCCGTGAACGGACAGCCACGAGTTATGCCGATTAGTCTGGGAGGACATCATGGCACGCAAGAAATTAGCAGTAGTTGTAATGGGTCGTTACGCAAAGTGCGACAAGTGGTGGACGGTTGCGTTTGATAACGCAAGCGAGGTGTTGGAGACTGGTACGGTTGTGGATGTCCGTAAGGTGGACGGAAGCGAGCAGAAGGTCATCATCCAAGCGTTGATTGCATCGTCAATCGTGGAGTCGGATGAGCAGAACCCAACATTGTTCTACACCTACACGAAGGTGTCCGCCAAGTAATACGGTTGGTTGAGGATGCACGGACAGATTCCCCTTTGTCCGTGCATCTGATTGCACACCGTGTGCAGATAGTATATCGCTGGGAGGCGTGTATGAGTAATGCAGTAATGGAGCGTAAACTTAGCCCGAAGGGCACTTATGAGTGCCCATCGTGCAGTAAGCGGACGGAAGTGTTCGTCAAAGTGGTAGAGGTGGCTTGTGGTTGCAAGCCACAACGGGTAACTATGCGAAAGGTGGGCAAGTGATGGTTGTTGAGGATACATTTACCCGTGAGGGCTTGATTGCTTATGTGATGGTCAAGTTTTCGTGGAGTCGTGAGTTTGCGGTGGAGTATGTAATGGAGAGGCAGTATAATGGTCTGTCTCATGGACAAGCGATTGCGGAAGCATTGCGAAAGGCAGGTTACTAATGAGTGCGTTTTCCCATAGGCATTATGAGGCGATTGCTGAGATTATCGCTGATGTGTCCGAGAGTGTTAGTATTGGTGAGATTCTTCATGCTGAAGCGGGCGAAGTTATGATTCGTTCGTTGGAGTTGCTATTTGAGGAAGATAATCCGAAGTTCAATTTGCAGCGTTTTCGTAACGCTTGCGGAAAGGTGCGTAAGTAATGAAAGCAGGAGATAAGGTTCGCTTTACGCAAGGTAAGCGTAAGGGTGAGGTGTGGATTGTTAGGGACTTTGCCGTAGGGTATTGGTGCGATGATGAGGGTCGTGAACACGAGAATCATACCATCGGGCTTGTGCCTAATGAGAAAGCGATGATTATGTTGGACGCTAGGTACGAGGATTTGGAGGTGGTGTGATGGAGTTGGTGCAGTGTGAGCAGAAGTGTGGTAATCGTGCGACAGTGTATGCTGGCGATAGGATTGCTGGTGGTTGGGCTGGTTGCTATTGTGTGACCTGTTCGTCCGTGCTAGGGTTTTCCGTGTGGAATCGTTTTCCTAACGGGATTATAGAAACAGAACTAGGAAAGGTTGGTGCGCAATGAGTGATAGACCGAAGTTTGGTTATGGTGACATCGTGTACATAAAGGGTCGTAAGGGTCATTGGATTGTTCGTGACGCTGACGAAAGGTTTGATAATGCGATGATGCTAGTGTATGAGCAGGATGCTAGCGGGTTCGTTCTGTTAGCGGTTCGTGGTTCGGATTGTTATATGGTAAAGGAGAATGTGTGATTACTTTGGATGCGTATGAGGTCGCTGGCATAGTGTTCGCTGTGTTGGTGTTTGGTTTGCTCAGGCTAATTGAGTGGGGTAGCAAGTAGCACACACGGGAGGGTGTGTGCGTCAAAGATTAGGTTTCGGCTTGGCAATTCCGCCATGCCGATATAACGCCGAAAGGCAGGAGGAAATAGTAATGGCTGGGAAATCCCATATTGTTTACAGCGTGGACTGTAAAGATAAGATAGTGCAAATCCAGTATCGTGCTGATGGTCCAGCGTACCCTAGACAGTTGGGTGCGATTGACCGCAACACGCTAATCAAGGTGGCAGGTATGCTTGGTCACAAGTTTATCGGCAAGTCACCGTTGTCCTATACGGCTAGCGATTTGGTTGGTGTGTGTCGTAACTTGATGGATAATCGTACTGATACGGTGTTCGCTAGTTCACCGAAGCCTGCGGTTCCGTCACCTACAGTGACTGAACCTAAGCCGATTCTTCGTACTACGGAGCCTGTCCGTGTTACACCATCGGGTATTGAGGATGCGTTGCGTAATGTTATCACCGAGGCTATGTCGTCCTATACGGAGAGTGGCGTGGACAAGGAAGTGGTCAATGGCATTGTGTCTGAGGCGATTAGTAATCATGCGATTGCTGTCAAGGCACAGATTGACCATCTCACACGGGTTATCCGTGAGTCTAAGCCTGAGGTGATACAGATTGACCTTAGCGGTGGTGTTACCCGTAAGGTTGAGGGTCGTACACACTTCCTGTTCCCGAAGGTGCTCAAGGTTGTGAACGCTGGGTTGTCGCCTTGGATTACTGGTACGGCTGGTGTTGGTAAGACTATGCTTGCCGAGCAGATTGCACACGCTTTAGGGTTGGAGTATTCACCTGAGTCGTTCTGTTCACAGTCGTCCAAGTCGGAAATCAAGGGCTATAAGGATGGTCACGGGCTTTATCAGTCAGTGGAGTTCCGCCAACGCTTTGAGCATGGCGGTGTGTATCTGCTGGACGAGATTGATGCCGCTAATCCGAACATTCTGCTTACGCTGAACAGTGCGTTGTCTAATGGTTGGATGATGTTCCCTGATGGTAAGGTCAAGCGTCATGAGAAGTTCGTGGCGATTGCGTCTGCTAACACATATGGGAATGGTGCTACCGCCGAGTATGTGGGTCGTCAAGTGATTGATGGTTCCACGCTGAATAGGTTCGTCAAAATGGATATGCCGATTGATGAGGTTATGGAGGCTGGTATTGTTGGTGACCTTAGTGTGGACGATGATGCTGGTAGGTCATGGTTGAACATTGTTCGTAAGGCACGAAGCAATGTTGCTCACCATGGGCTCAAGGTTATTGTGTCTCCACGGGACTCGTATCATGGTGCACGATTGTTGAACTCTGGGTTCACATTCAATGAGTGTGTGCCGATGACCTTTGCCAGTGGGCTGAAGCCTGAGCAATACGCTAAGGTTATGGAGGGTGTTACTGTCCCATCGGGTGGTGCTACACTGTAATGGCTTGTGTGTGCCCACTCATTCTCCCAGCGTGGGTGGGCACGCTTGTCAAAGAGATAGATTCAACGAAAAACATTGGAGGATGTTATGAAAGCGCAAGTTGTAGATAATGTGTGGATTGATGAGTTCGCCTCGTTAGGCGAGGCTCTCCGATATGCACAAGCAAATACCGATAGGCGTTCGTCCGATACCCGTTCCGAAAAGGATTGGTATGGTTCGCCTGATTTGGATACGGCAGTGCAAATGGGTTTGGATGGATGGCATGACATTCGCCCCAAGGTTGAAGCCCTATTCAGTAAGATGGAGGAGCAGATAAACATGGCGATTGGTGATGTGTTTGAGATGCGCTATGATTATGGTGGCGATAGCGTGGACATTGACCGATTCCTTATGGGTGACCCTGAATGTATGTTAGAGTATGATGTGGTTCCAGCAGGCAGGATGGGTCGTGTTGTCAAGGTGCTTGTCAATGGTGCTGCGTCATGTAGTGTTAGTGCCGAGGCTATTCAACAGCGTGGTGCTCTTGCGGTTGCGTTGGTGGATGTGCTCAACAAGTTGGGTGTGGGTGTTGAGGTGTGGCTAGAATCTGCCACCGAATATGATAACAAGTATCATTCGCAACTAATCAAGTTGCACTCATCTGAGGAACGCCTTGATGTGAACAACCTTATGTTTGCTATGGCTCATCCGTCCATGCTAAGACGGGTTGGGTTCAGTATTCTTGAGCAGACTGATTGGGCACCTGCCAAGAAATGTGCACAGATTGGTGCAGGGTATGGTCGTCCACATAACCTTACACAAGCGAAGCGCATTGAGGCTGATGTTTCAATAGATAGGATTCAGAACGCAACAGGTGACCCTGTTGCTGATGGTGTTGCTTATATCATGTCCACCGTAAAGGGTTTGGACCTGCTATAATGCACAAGCGGTGCCTACGCCGTCATATAGTGGGGCGGGGGCTGGACAATAAAACTCCAGCCTCCGCTAAGGAAAACAATAACAACAAACATGGGAGATATTATGGAATACGAAGTGCGTATGGTCGTCACCTATAATGGTGGTGAGATTGATGAAGATATTATTCAAGCGTTAGAAGATGCTGGTATCAAGGTGGATTTCATGTCTATCGTTGATGCTAGTGGTGAGTTTCATCCTGAGTTTATGAGCGTGGAGGCTTAGTTATGGGTGCTGTTACAGGGTTGCTATTGGGTGCTGGTGTCGGGGCTACCGTTGAGCCAGTGATTATTGACAAACTAGAAACCATTCAAGGTTATGTGGGTGGTGTGATTGATGCGGTCACACAACAGGTATCCAAGGATATTTGCGCTGTTGGTTATGTTCATGACGAGGGTCTATTGTTGGACTTGGAGATGAACTGGATTGCTAGTGCATTGTTTATGCGAGAAATACGAGGACCTGTTGTGTTGGTCAATGGATTCAATAAGGCTTACGAATATGATGGTGATAACCATGATTTGCCTGATGCGTTTATTGAATACATGCAAACATTTTTCTTGCAGAAAGTTGCTGAAACATACAACGAGTCCACTATAGTTGTTGCCATGTTAGAGATGGCTGTGAACGAGGGTGTTGCAACCGATGAGGAAGTGGATGCGCTGATGAGTATGCTTGAGTCTGTTTCTAAGGGTGACATTGAGACAATGAAAGTTGTCGCCAAGCAACTCAAGGATGTTCTTGTGTCCTTTGATGAGAGGATGGCAGAAAAAACAACCACGAAACTTGTTGATGAAATCTACGAGTTCTTAGACAAGGAGGTAGAGTGATGCAGTTCATTGAAACACCTATGTGTACTGTATGTG